CTCTTGATGAACTAGTCTATTTAGGGCCCGATAAATAGGGTATATTCCACCAATTTTACCATCTTTAAAATAATCCTTGTGATAGAGATTCTGTAAATAAATTACATAATCTCTTGATATACTCGACTTCTCCTTATTTAAGTTAAATCCATAACTTTTAAAGAATTCAATGAATTTATCAACGTTCTTCTTCTTTATTAAGTAAACACCGTCGTCGCCGGTTACGTCTTCGTAGCCAGTCTCGTACATTCCACTCTGTCTAGCTAATAAGAACTGAACATCACTACCAATAGTATTAGTTCCAGGACTACCCGACGCTAACCCGTGCTTACCTTCCGCTAAACCGTCTGGCGTTATTATGCCGATACCTGTCATATTATCGGATATAATCCTAAGATCAGTCTCAAGGTTATCGTCTGGAATAAATAATTTACTCAGTCTTTCTACAGATCTGAGAACGAATGGCTCTTTAGCGCTGCGGTCGAATAAGGTGAAGTCTACTCCAATTACAGTTAGATCTTCACGTTTATTACATTCCGCTAAAATGTCAGTCATCCTACGCGATACTTCGTCAGGTCCGCGTAAGGCACTTCTCCATGCGAATTTCCTCTCATACTTTAACATAGGGTAGAAATACATCGTAGCGAGTAGTGTAAGAGCGAAAGGGTAACCCCACACTATACGAGTTTTCTTCTGTTCCTGAGTCCTTCTGAACATTAAACATGGATAGTTCATTGAAAGCTCTTCGTTCCACTTACTGATATTATAATCAGTTTTAACCTCATATTTCTTGACGAATTGAGGAAGACCGGAATTAGTTGAGTTCCTCATTGCGCGTAATCCTTCGTCGAATGAGAGCCTTTTTAAGGCAGGTGCTAAAGGTCGAATTAATACCTTAGGTAGAGTGTAAGTACTTTGAGTGTACTGTTCATAAAATTCTTCTTTTATATCAGACCATGGCTTAGAAATGCTCCGCGGTCCGTATTTACTCCTCTGAAGGTTCTCTATTTGAAGTAAAGTATCGTTAACACCAGTTCTCGTTTTGAATAGCTCATCCAATTCGAGTAGTAAAGATTCTGGACCGTGAGCCTTCCCGAGTGGAGTAAGCAGATCACGTTCTGAACCATTTCTAATGTTATCTAAACCTAGGTTGACTCTCAATTCTACGTCAGGAGTAAGAATTGGTTTGGCTGTGTTAAAGATTAACGTACTCATAACAAATAGGGAGTATAATATATTTCTTAAGACGTCTTTAGTCTAGATCCTTTAGCGTTATAAGGCATACGCTTCTTAATAGCGTTTTCAGCTTTTACTTGCATAGTTTCTAGGTTCATTATCCATTCAACTAGTTGTTTAGCTGAGTATCTAGCATTCTCTACAGTCACATAGCTAATATTATCATAGCCAGCAGGTCTACACTTAGCTTCGGCGAAGGTACATTCCCAATTATGGAAGTAAGCCGCCTTGCCAATGTCTGTAATTAGTATATTCCTAATAACATTAGTGTCATC